ATTAGTCTCCTGAGAGAACTCAGCTTCCCCTGGCTGCGGAACAGCTCCTGCTCCGATGTTGCCACCTCCAACTCCTGTTGGATCAGCTGGATTTGCTCCTGGAGGTACTCCTTGAGAACCCCCCATGTTACCTTGTTGCTGATTATTGTTTTGAGCTTGTTGATTTCCATTTGTCATCCCCATTATTTTTGCAAATATTTGTGCGTTTTCTGGATCATTAATTAATTGATCAGGATCAATATCCAGTGATTTTGCTATTTCTTTTAATATAGAATGCCATCTTACAAACGGTGCAATATTTGGATTGTTAGCTGTTTGCATAAATGTCATTAATCTTTGTGATCTAACTTCTTTTTGCATTAAAGAAGATGTTCCTCTTGCTTTAATTTCTAGATCACCTTTGATTGGTTCTACATCATAATTAAATTGCATGTTCCATGCAAATAAAGTGTCACCAAGGGGTTTCAACAAATAGTCATCTATGTTTTTAACAACAGTTTTAATACTTAATGCAGCTGCTCCCATGAGCATAGACATACCTGCTGCAGTTCTTGTAGTTGATTGTACTCCTGTTGCACCATGTGAGTACGATGGTATACCAGTTGCTTCATCTGCAAGTTGCCTAAATTTATCAAACATCATTAAGTTTTCTGGTGCAGTGTTAGGAAACTTTAGTCCATTAATTGCAGTTCCTGTTACACCAGACTGTCTTCTAAATATCTTACCAGGATATATACTCATATCTTGTCCTGGAACTAATTGTGTTTCGTCAATATCAAATACTAAATTACCTGCTAATGCTAAATTATCAATAGCCATTCTTGCATGACCATTCATTACCATTTGTGCATCTTCCATATTTTCTGGTATACCTACACCAAAGAATTGATATGGATTTATTTCATATGGGCATACATGAAATGGTATTCTTTCAGGAGTAAATGGATTTAGAACTAATCTTAATACATGACCATTACATACCCATGCATTTATTTGAACTTCATCTAACTCTTCAAAATCATCATCAAGTTCTAAACCTGCTTCTTCAGCAAGTTTTTTATCCATTGATCCCCAGTATTCGTATATTTCAAATCTTTCTTTTTTAAGATCGTCTACATTTTCTCTATCAAGAAGAGAAGTTTCAAAGCCTCTAACTTCATAGTTAGCTCCCATTTTTAAACAATCTCTAATAGGTCCTTTTCTAAAGTAAGGTCTATTTTTTAAATCTCTTAATTGTGATCTATTTAAAGAATGTCTTTGTATAACATAATCACAATCTTCTATACTTGTTGCATCAGGATCTGGGTAAAAATCCCAAAGACTTACTGCTTCTAGTTTTGGTACAGATTTGGCTGATGGGTTATACATACTCTCACCAGTTTCTTCATCTGTTTCCCATCTATGAATTGTTTTATCATGTGTAAATGGACCTTTTAATACTCCAGTTCCAAGTAATACCATTTCAAATAAAACATGTCTTAGCATTGTAATTGCAGAAGTATCTTCTAATTGATCATGAATTAACTTCTGTAAATTTTCTGCAGCTTCTCTTGCAGGTTCTATTTGTGGTATCTGTGGTGATACTGGAGATGCTCCTTCTACAAAGTCTACACCCTCGTATTCTTTTTCTAGCCCTCTTAACAAATCACTAGTTGTAGTTCCAGGAGCCATTTCTTTTCCATCTCCTGGATAACCATAAAGATCTACAACATTATCTTCTTCAGGTTCATTAGGTTGTTTAACTCTAGCGTATTCTGGTATACCTTCAGGTATAGTTGTAGGCTCTACTCCAATAGGAAATTTTCCTGTTGAAAATAAAACCTCTATCAATTGCCCAAAAGCAGCTAAAACTTTAGTCTTAGTTATTTTAACAAAGACTCTAGATTTTTCTTTTTCAGTAAAAGACATATCAGAACCATAGATTCCTCTATAGTTTCTGTATGCTCTTAGCCAACGACTTTCGTCAAAAAGCCTAGCATCTTCTGATTTAAAAAATCTATCTTTAACTAAACCCTGAAGACTAGAAAAGTCTTCATAGCTTCCTTCTTTTTCTTTTGGCTCGTCTAGTCCCAATACCGTATCGTCTGGGTTGTTTACATCAGCCATTTAAATACCTTTAGTAATCTCTTTCATCAGCCATTGAAAAAATCTTGCCGTCTACCATATTAGTTTTTACTTTTGGTGCGTCAACATTTTGTCCACCTACTTCATCAGCAGGAAGGTTCATAGGTTCATTACCAGCTTTTGCACTAGGTACTTCGTCTAAATCACCTTGTTTATATTTTTTCATGATGTCCATGTTATTTCTCCTTGTTTTTAGTTTTTGACAATGACTCTTGCATAAATTTTAAGAGCCATGGATTATCTCGTAAGACAATATGTATTTGGTTAGCTAATGTATTAGTAACAACTTCTTCTTTATCTTCATCTGATAATGGATTAGATTTATAGATTTGTGTTTATTTGTATTTTATTTTCTCTTTGCAAATAATGACCATAACAATCTGTAAGATTGTCTGTTCTAAAATCTGCATCTCTTATTTCAATAGTTAGATCTTGAAATCCAACTCTTAATTTTTTTCCGTCTATATCCATTAATATCCAAATACTCTATCTGCTGGTTTAAATCTTTTATCTTTTCCAAAACCGTCTATTCCTATTCCATGCGGATTAATGGGGCGAGACATACATCCATATCTTAAAGCATCATATGCATGATCTTCTGTGTGCGTATCAACATCCTCTGGATTGTTTTTATCACATGGTAACAGAGGTAGTGTTCTTATTAAGTTTACACAGTTGTTAAAGATAAACAATGATGGTTTCTTTTCATTATTTTTTTCTCTAACAGATAGTCGTTTGTGCAATTCCAGTTTACCGTTGATACGACTTCTTGGTGATCTATCAGATGGTCTCCATCTACATCCTGCAGTAATCATTGTCTCTGCAATACTTGGGCCAACATCACCTCTTCGTGCCCAGGTACTTGAATCTAAAACTCCATATCTTATATATTCGTTGTGTTCTAGATTTAAAACTTGTTGTGCAAATACATCAGCTGTAACTTTTTTTGTATACAGTTCTCTATAAATCCATAAGTTATTATCAAAATCTATAGCGAACCAAAGTACACAAGCAGGTGAAGAATATCCCCAGTCACATGCTCTAAACTTATGCCAGTTGTTTGGCATCTCAAATGGTTCTACAACATGATCAGATAAATTAAACTCTGGAAATGCTGCATCTTCATAAGCTCCCCAATCACCATCTAAGAATTGTTTTCTTTGTACTTCAGGCAAAGAGGCTAGCATAATATAATAATCCTCTGTTTGCATCAGATATGGATTATCTTGTAACTTAGCTGGTATAAATCTTCTTGTTATTTTTCTTGGACCAACTGGTGTTTGTATTTCAATATCGAATCTTGTATTAGGAACTGCTGGGTCTACAAACATTTCTTTTACCCATGTTGATCCTACGTTGCCTGGATTACCTGTGGCTCTCATGTACACTGGTATCTCTGGATCTACTGATCGAAGAGATGACCTTAAAAAATTATAAATATCTGGATTGGGATATTGTGGTAGCTCATCGATTCCAATCCATGTGTAAGATTGACCTTGATATCGAAGTGCATCAGTAGTGTTCTCAGCGTATCCAAATTCTATTTTCGCCCCTGACGGAAATCTCCATTCTTTTTCTTGTTCTCTCCATTTAGCACCAGGGTATGCTTTAGGATATAATTGTTGTGAGTGATTAATTAAATCTCTCAACTCAGGCATTGATCGTCTTAGTAATAAACCTCTATGCTTTTGTTTATCACAATAACGTAGTGGGTCAATAAGCATTGCGTATGATTTACCACCACCTCGTGCACCACCATAAAATACTTCTCGTTCTGATGCAGCTAAAAATTGTGTTTGAGGTCCACTGTTTGGTTCAAATATAACTTCTTTTTCTTGTACTGCTTCTTTTACATTTGGCGGAGCATTATCAAACTCTTCTTCTACAAATATATTTTGTTTGTTTTCTAATATATCGTCAGCTTTTTTAATTACTTCTTTTTTATTTTTTAATTTCTTTTGTGCATTATGATAATTGTCTTTTGCTTTTTGTACTTGTTTAGCTATATCACTAATGCTAGCTCTAGCTGATTTTTTTGCTTTAGCTACTTTTTTCTTTTTTGGTTTAGGTGGTAGTATGTCATTCACTTCTTGCTAGCACCTTTCTTAAACCTGGAGCTGATATGTATCTGCCAGTTTTTCTTTCCATCCATCCAGCAACTTCTCGATAGGAACAACTTTTAATATATTGCTTTGCTTGTTCTATTGCTTCTAGTTCTTCTGGAATAGGATCTAGCATCTTATCATCCTCTTCATTTACTTTATAGCCAAACGGTATAGTCCTTGCAACTCTTTTTTTAAGTCCTAAAGACATTTAACAATTCCATGCTCGTAATGATTTATTAATTCTTGAATTAGGATCATTAGCTGTTTTTTTAGAAGTTAATTTTTTCTTCATCCCCTTCATCCTTGCACAAAAAGATGCTCTTCTTTTATTGCCTACTTTTTTACTTGGTGCTTTAAGATTACGTTTCTTACCTGTTTTTGTTTTACCTTTATTATAAGATGCACGGCCTTTAGCATTCAATCCGCCTTTTGGATTCTTTCCTTCTTTTCTTTGCCATGCTGGGGTCTTAGCCATTTTTCCTAGTTTTCTTTTTTTTCTTTTTCTTTGACTTCTTTAATTTATCAAAGTCTGCCTTCGTGATTCTATCACGAGGTTCTGCAACTCTTGCTATTTTCATTTGACTACTTGTTAGTTTTCTTGGCATTGTGTTTCCTCTTTAATGATTGTTTAGCTTTCTTTGCAATACTTACAACTTTGTCTTTACCCATAACCTTTGCACGTTGTTCCATTACTGTTAGTATCTGTATCTTACGAGCATAAGATTTTTTAACTTTTCTTACTTTAGCAACTGTTGCCCTTGCATCAGCTGGTGTTGCAAACTTTATACTGACTGTATCTTTTGGATTCTCATCAGTGTATAATCTTCGACCTGATCCTTTTGGCTAATATCGTTTTAACATTTGTTGGTTTGCCTCCAACTCCTTGTGCTTTAGCTCTCTTTCTAGACACAGCACTTTTAATTTGTCCTGATGACATAGATTTTGCTTTAGACCTTGGCACACATTTAGGATAGCCTCTTTTACTCTTACTTGCTGACTTACGTCCACAGGCTTGAAACTTTCCTTTTTTCTTTGGAGCACTGATATCAACCCAATCTCCTTTAGGTCCTTTACCAAACCAGGCTTTTAATCCTCCTTGTGGTTTGGCCATTAGGAACTCCTATATCCGCCACCTCTTTTTTTATACGTTCTGACTAACCAGCCATTAGCATAAGCAGATGGGTATACTTTAAACTTACGCTTTGCCTCTGCCTTCACTCTTGCATAGAGTGATGGGTTAGTTGGCGTTGCTTTTCCTTTTTTCTTTGATTTACTTTTCTTTGCCATTATGCTTCCTTTGGTGGTAGTATAAATATACCATGAGCTACTTTCGCATTAATATCTATTTTTTCTTTTTTGACCAGACCGACTCGATCCAAGACTTGCTTTGCTGCTTCCATCCTGATATTCGCTCCAGGAATAGATCCATCATCGTCAATCGCATTTGCCATACTGATTGCAGCTTTTGGCGAATGAGCTGCCAATACTGATTCAGCACGTTCAAGTATTTCGTCTTTAAGTCCTTGCACAACTTTAGGATAAGATGTAGGCGAGTAACCAGCCAGTTCTGCAGCTGCTTTGGGATCGCCTTGAGCTTCTCCAAATAGTGTACTAAGGAATGTTTTTTGTTTATCACTTAGTTCCTTACTTTGTTTCTTGTCTATTAACATTGTTGTCTAATCTATCGTAAAAATCATCTAATGCATTGTGCTCACAGTTAATACAGGCACAACTAGCACATTTACCAGAGCTGCTGCAATGGCAGCTATGCTCACAGTGCTTGCACATTAGTTTTACTTTCTTTCTTGATTCTCTTTGCTTTTCGGGTAGTCCTAGATCTAGTTGCATGGGCTTGCTCCTTAGATTTTCTATTTAACACTTCTGCTAATTCTGCAAATGTCGTCATGATATTATTATTAGTAAACCTTTTTTCTTAGTTGATTTTTTACTTTTTACAGTTTTATTACTTTTTTTTTATTATTCTTTTTTTTCATTGGCTTTTTCATATTTTTTTTCTTAGCCGTTTTCTTCATTCCTCGCATAGTAGTCTCCTATAAGTTTTACGTTTGGTTACTGTGGATTCATAGTAGTCTTGTGGCCAAGATTCATAGAATCCTATTTTATTTAAGTTAGAACTTGCTTTTTCTAACTCTTCAAATGGCTGAATAAGCACCATTAGAAACTCATTGTCTGATTCCCAGTCTGTATTCTCTAAAAACTCCACTGGTTCTAGATCAGATCCTGGGTGTGATGCCATTAGGTATACATCCTGTGGCACGAATATGTGATTAAGTGCATGCACATAGCTATCTAGCTCATCTGCTGTCACTTCTAGGTCTGGACAGGCTACAATACAGATCTTTTTACCAGATTGTTTAAAGTTATTACACTGGTTTACAACTGTTTGTAGTAATTTTTCGCCAGATTCCTGTACAACTATATCAACTTGCCCAGATACCCTAGCTTGTTTAGCATAAGGGCATACAGGTTTGTTGCCTAGTTCTTTATTTGGTAACTCTAAGAAGTCTTTTGACCAGGAGATAATGTCTTCTGTGATTGTTCGCAACTTTTTTTAGATTTTTTCCTAAATATACTGTTAAAATGCTCCTCATCGAAGCGGTGATAGTGGCTAGGTCGCCAATATTTTCTGACTCTTCTTATTGCCATGCAAAAATACCTATATATATCATGTAGTTACCGTGAATGTCCATGTGTTTTTTTAGTTTTAATTGTGTGTGACCCTTTGGTAACTACTAATTATATATATTATACAGCTGTATAGCGATTCTGTCAATACATTTTTTTATTTTTTTATTGACAAAATCGAAATAGGGGTGTATAATGGTATTAGGGTCCCCCCCGAGGGTCCTATATGTATTACATAGGGTACTCCTATTAGGGACTCCATAGATAAATGCCCGAAAGGATCCATACTAATGTGGCCACCAAAGTGGTTTACAAAGATATTTAGTAATTTTCCAGCAATGCTGTATAGGATATATAGGGTACCCCCCCTGACCACCTGCATGGTACACTTAAGTCTCTGATATAGTTATCTTTTATAGTAATATTTATTACTACTATAATTTATACCTATCTCCAGCTGTAAAGTTTCCATTATGTTCTTTTATGGTTTCTATTATTTTTGAAATCAGGTCATACAAAATTGCGTATCTTTTAAGCAACTTGTAAACCACTTAATAAAACTTTAATGGGTGGCTATGGGTGTATCTATGAAAGTTTTTGGTGGGGTGTCTTTAATGGTGAGGCCAAAAAATTTAGGCATAAAAAAAGAGCCATCAAAAATTAATTCAATGGCTCTTTAATTGTTTTTTATTTAAGCAACTTGAGTGTGTTCCTCAATTCCTTGATCTTCAATGACAGCTTCTTTGTATGCTGTAATTGTTTTTTGATGTGCCTTAATTGTTTTTAAATGTTCACTTGCTAACTCTTTGCTAACTTGAACAGTTATATTATCAGCATCATTAGGATCAAAATTATTTTCATCATTTACATAGTTTAATAAATTTTGCCATGTAGTAATGACCTTAAATAAATCTTGAGTTGCTTCATTTATTAATTGAAAATCAAGTTGTGATTTTTCAGCAAGGTCATCATACTTAAATGAAATTTCTTTGTTGCCTTGCTTCTGTTCTTTTTTGTTAGGCTCTTTAACAAATGATTTAATTAAAGTTTTAAAAGTTTCCTCATTAAGATTCTGTATTTTTCTTAATAAACTTTTTTGTCTACTCGCTTCGCTTTCAGTCTTATTAATTGCGTTGTAAACATCTTTAATTTTTTCAAGTGAACATCTTGCGTATGTGCCTTTGAAATCGTCAGCTGTTTTTATATATTCTTTATGAACTAACAATTTATTATTTTTAAAATACAGATAATCTGATTTCTCTGTATTTCTTAAATCGCTGTCATCATGGAAGTACCAAATTTCAGCAATTAAGTATGCTCTTAAAACATTATTTTCAAAAGTGGTATTTCTATCACTTGTAATAATATTCCAATCATCTTTTTGTTCACCTTTATATTTTGCCATTGTATAAATTCTTTCAATGATTAAATCTTTTTGTAAAGACTTCCCTTTGTATTCAGTATTTAACCAGTTTAGAATGTGCGTGGCAAAGTTTTCAATTACACTTGATGAAGTTGCAAGATTTGAATTTTTTAAATTCTCTGTTGCAAAGTTTTTAAGTGCTGTTTCGTTTTGTGCATTCTGTTCGATAATGCTTATCGTTTTTTTGTTTTTGCTCATTTTTTTTCCTATCTGTTAATGAGTTGTTTATAAAAAAATCTTACACCTATTTTTAAAGTTATTCAAATAATCATTTTTAAAACTAAGTTATTGTTTTAGTTACTTAATTTCTGCTCGGCCTAGCAGGAATTATTTAACTAATTCAACGGCTTAGTTTTTTTTTTATCTTTTTTTATTGGCGTAGATTATAAATAGATAGATGTAATTTTTTCACTTTTCTAGAACCCCTAGATAAGTTGCCACTATTTGACTGCTTGACATGGATAAAGTATACTAAAGATAACATTAACGCACACAAAAGGAGTCAATATGAGTGCAGAAAAAAAACTAAATACCTGTCCCGATTGTCAAGGTAATGGGTATCATAAATTCTTTACTAACATTTTTGAAGATGAAACAGGAATGAAAACCTGTGCCACCTGTGGTGGTTCGGGTGTTTTATCTGATGAGCATTACGCTAAGTTTAGTGAAGAAGATAAACGACAAGCAGAAGATCGTTGGATCAGAGTGCATAGCCCAAAGAGAAAGAATAGAACATTACACATTAGCGAAGTGCTAGAGGGTGTTATGTCTGAGCTTCGAAGGGGGTATTGATGTATCCATTCGTTGAAGTCTTATTGGTTTGCTTCATTAGTGTAGGACTAATGACAGCAAGTGCATTATTTATACTTAATTTTTTGGAGGATAAAGATGAAAAAAGAACCAAGAAGTAATCCGTACTTTACACAGTATGGAATTATATGCTTGAGTGCAATCATTGGTATTGTATTCTTTGTAGTTATGTCATTAATTTTATTTATATAATCATGGAAACAGATATAATAATTATAGTTATTAGTTTTATTGTTTGGTTTATATAACAAAATATTCCTTACGGAATCCTACCTCTAGTGACTCCAAACTTCTAGGGGTAGTGTAAATAATTTGGAGAGAGAGGAGATAATATGGTATACGCAGTAATGAGATTAAATACATACTCGCACATAGATGACACATATACTTGTGTGTTTAATTCAGAAGATAGATTTAAGTGTATTGCTTATGTAAAAGCTAAAGATGATCTGAGTAGTATTACTAAATCTGGTGATAAATATTTCATCTTTACTAGATTAGATGTAGTACCCGAAGGTGAAAGTATAGATACTTATGTTAGTCATGCAGATGTCTACAAGAGTATGCAATCAAAAGCATAATATAAAATATCCCCCCAATAAAAAACCCCACTAGAATTAACTAGTGGGGTTTTCTTTTTAACTCCTTTATTTGTTAAGCAGTACCAGTCATGCCATGTAAGACAATAACATTTGGAACCTCTTGTGGTACATCAGACATTGAGTCTAACGCATTGTTTAACTTATTGATTCTGAACTGTGCTTGAGGTGTCAATGCAAGGGCAGTATTGTTTCCAGCTCCTCGTATCTGTGCCTCAATAGGTTTCATCATCTTACCAAGTGGTGATTCAAGTAAGCCCTCAACACTTCGTATCTTAGATAATACGCCACGCACATCTTCATAGTAGCCTTGACGCTCTGTTTGTAGATCTATTAATGAGTTCTTCATTCTATCACAGAGTATTCGCTCTTGCTTGATAGTCTCGAAGTCGCCTGTCTCATATACTGCCAAGCCTTGTTGGTGGCAATCTACATTTAGTCTGACGCATACCTTGTCATTGAAGTTATCAACTACCCAATTAGTGTAAGCCTCATGGGTATTAACTTGAGTCTCATAGTCTCGTTGCCTACTCCAACCCATAGTATGATATTCGGGATTGATCCTTCTACTAGCATTAGCGATCATACCGATACCTTTCTCTTTTAGAGAATCGTGATTGACTAACTCAAAGGTGCTTCTAGTTGGGTACATATTGAATCGAGCAGTAGCTTCTTCTCTGTCCATGCCGTCTGCATCTTCTGTCATAAGATTAAAGGTGACGCATTGATCGAGATGAAAGATAGCACGACTGCTATGATACCTACTACTACTATCCATAGTAGACTTAAAGCGATCCTCTTCTTTGGATCTGAAGTCTGCCATAGTTAAACTAGAAACAGCTTTGTTTACTGGTAGCCCAGAGTTGTTCCACTTGTTTCTGTCAGCGATCTCTCGCATAGCATTTACTTCTTCGATTGGTGTATGTGATCTTACATACTTACTAGCCACATTCCATGCCTTGTTATACGAAGGCTCCCATTGAGCTTGTGCCGTGTCATAGGCTTCTTTCAACTCGCTGGGTAGATTGTGTATAGTTTTTAGTGCATGAGGGAGAATGATATTCTCCTTCACGGTCTTATCTATTAGTGTTTTTGCCATAAGATTAACTCCTTTTGTTTGGCGTTGATATAGTTTTAGTATATGGTGTTCGTGTGTGTGAGTCAAGTGTTTGACATACAAGCATAAATTCTTATAATAGTACATATGTTCGACAAAGATTTTTATACTAAACCTAATCCATTTTGGATTGAACATTTCAAAAAGAAAGAACAAAAACGACAACAAAAAAAGGAGAAGAAAAATGACACAAGAACGAGGAAGTGCAGAACTAAACATCGTGCTTAGTGATGGAATAATCACTGTATCACATTCAGAGGGTGAAACCCTAGCCAAATGGATTGCTAGGCACGGTGATTGGAATAGATTATTCGACTTTATAAAATTTTTACAACAAGGAGAAGAAAAATGACACAAGAACTAGACAAGAACGGAAGACCTAAGCTCTACTGTGCCAACTGTGGTAAGCGAATGAACTACACATACACACAACAATGGTTTGGGTGTAGTGGATATAAACATTGGTCATACTGGAACTTAAAAGAGAACAACAGAGTATTTAATACAAGAGCAGAAGCTGAAGTAGAACTTCAAAGACTTAATGCTTTAGATTACAGAAACCGTCACTATGCTGGAGTTGGCAATAGCAACTTAAAGGTAGATACCTATGGCTATGATAGAGAGGGGCTTAAATACTATGTAGAATATAGTGAGCCAGTAGGTGAGCCTGTAGCTTGGCAGTTTCATTCTCAAGAATGTATGATGCAGTTTTTACAACGACCAGATATAATCAGACAGATACTTCCTATCATAGAAGCTAACAGAGCCAAGCCTATCATACCTGTTAAGAAACCTAGAAAGCCAAGACAAGTTAAGAATGACTTACCAGATTACAATGCTATGGCTAGAAGATTGGAGAGAGTACTATGATTACGCAATCAGAACTACAAAGACTAGAATCACAGGGATTAATTAAGATCCCTCTAATCGTTGCTATTCTTACAGAAGCTAAAGCACAAGGACTGAAATGGATATTTCAATGTGATGGAGAAAACTTCTTTCCTCATGACGAAGCCAATGAAAAGCAAGGCGACTATGATAACTGGGTGTTCACTAATGATATTGGAGAATCTCTCAAAGAATACAATCAAACAGATATAATGCACATTATCTTTGATAAAGGTGGGTGGATCATGTGGGTTGCCTGTAATGGTGAGGGCATTGATGCATTATCTGATTGGACAACACACAAGCACATAAACAGTTGGCTTGATCCTATCTCATTAAAGTACGGAGATGAATAGATATGACAAGCACAAAAATATGTAAAACATGTGGTGTTGAGTTTGCTATAAATAAATGGCAAACTAAAAAACAATATTGTAATGATAGTTGTAAGACTAACTGGCGACCCAATCGTGGCAAACCAAAAGGTAGACCTAAAGATGAATGGAAAGAAGTGTTTACTAAGTATGGTATATAGACCCCCCTCGGAACCACAGGTTCTTATAGCACGGATTTTAACTTATGTCAAGTAGATAAAGGAGATACATGAAAAAAAATTACTCACAAGCATCACTAGATAAGATTAGTAGTGGGCATACGATATACACAAAGACAATCAAGGTAGTAGAGTTCTATCCTTTCAAGGCTTTGAAGCCAGTCATCAACAAGAAACTCGGCAAGAAAGTCAGCAAGGGTGTGCACAAAGATAGACCTATCTTTACTCTTACCCTAGAAGAGAGAGCCACATGCCCTCGTACTTGTGGGCATTGGGATGATTGCTATGGAAACAATATGCCATTCGCACACAGGATATCACATGGCAAAGGACTGGCACACAAACTATATGCAGACCTCACAGAGATACAGAAGAAGCATGAGAAGTTTCTTGTAAGACTTCATGTGCTTGGAGATTTCTATTCAGTAGATTATGTACAGTTCTGGGAGAGATGTCTTGCTAAGTTTCCAGGTCTTGCTATCTGGGGCTATACACATTGGCACCCAGGCACAGACATAGGAGATGAGATAAAGAGAATACGCACAGCACAATGGGATAGATTCTCAGTACGATTCTCAGATTACACCAGAGATATACTATCAGCTAACTCAGAAGAGATAGCGAAGAAAGGTGTAGTGTGTCCAGAGCAGACAGGCAAAGCCAAGAGCTGTGCCGATTGTGGTCTGTGTTGGTCAATGAAGAAGCAACCAGTTATATTTAAGACACATTGACATGCGAATGTAATAGTGTTATAATAAGATATTCTTTAGAGCGGGAATGGCGATACTAGTCAGCCTATAAACCTAAAGATAGAGATGATCAGTAAACGCCTTCTTAGACTTTGCGTAGCATACTAAGGTACATCTGTGGTAAGACACAGCAGATTTTATGGCTTTGGCGTACCCACATCTCGGCTAAAATATAACAAAGGAGGACTAAATGCAAAGACTAAAACGACAAACATTCTCAGATGAACTACATAAACTTGTAGGCTCTAAGATATTCTCAGCAAAGTTTA